TGTTCAACCTTCGCGGCGTCTATCTGGGTGAGCTGTGAATCTTCCCATGATTTCAGTTCATCTTTGTCGATCTCCTCTTTTATGCGGACGCCTTTTCCGGGGAATAATTTCTTAAGCAGCTCAAGAGTTGTCTTTTTAGTGATGACTTTCGTAGAGAGCCTGAAACCGATATATCCATAACTCAAGGCCAGGGTTTTTTTGTCCCTGAAAAGTTCCAGCTTGTTATATTCAGCGTAAAGCGCGAGAGCTGAATCAAGTTCTTTGATCCTGTTCCGTGCGGCTTCGCCGTCTTCGGCCGCTTTTTCTTTAATTTTGCCGATGCGTTCGCTGGCCTTGCCGTCAATCACCTCCAGCTTCATTTCCAGTCTCCCGATTTCGGCCAGTGCAGTGTTTGCCTCTTCAAGGCTTTTGATCTGCTGCGGCGTTGTGATTCTTTTGCGAGTTGTTGTCATTTATTTTCTCCCTGTTTAATTTTTATGCTATTCCTGAAACTTTTTTTCTCCGTAAATTGTAAGCGTTTGCTATTGCCTGTTCGGCAAGGTGATACAGTTCCTGACCGACCATGTCATCAGGCGATATTTTGCCGTTAAAATATTCAGAAATTCTTTGAGGATTATATTTCCTGTTAGGAGATACATTCCTGCAGTAATGCGCGAACTGTTGCTGTGTGATGCCTGCCTGCTTTAACCGTATTTTCTGCGTGATAGTTGGTATTTTAATTACTAGTTCCGTGTTGATAAATACGGTCTCGTCATCGTTTAATCCTATTTCGCGCTTTAATGCTTCGCTGAAATATTTTATGCCGAGAGGGGTTTTATATTGCAAGGTGGCACAGAATCTTTTTCTTACTTTATCCGATTCAAAGTGTATGCTGTATTTTGATTCCGCTATTTTTACTATCTCATCCTCCGCGAGGTTTTCGAGAAATGTGATATCCATTCTGTAACCGATCTCCGGCCCTGCGTAAAGCCTGTCCCATTTACGGGCGGGTTTACCGAAAAGAATAACAGAAAACATATGGCTCATACCGTTGCCGGTTATTTCGTGGATTTTCTTGATGTCATAGAAAGTCTGGGCGCTCAGATCCTGCGCTTCGTCTATCATCAGGATTATTTTAAAATTTTTCTTTGAATACTTGCGCAGCTCATCCGCGAGCAGCTTGTACAGTCTTTCGTTGCCGCGGGGAATATGTATCCCTGGATTCATTGCTTCAAGCAAAAAACGCATGATTATGCCGATCTTTGTAAGCGGTGAATCAAAACTTTTAACAGTGACAACCCTGAATTTGTCCGGATGTGATCTCCAGTGTTCTTCGAGATAGTCGAACATTGTTGTTTTCCCTGATCCTATATCCGCGACAACAGCCATCATGCCGTTCTTATTTACTGTGTTTCTTACAGCGTTTTTAATTGTACGTACATTTGATGTTTCGATTATTACTTCTGACATACCATTTTCTCCTTTTTGTATTTGGCTAAGGTATTTGACATCTTCAGGACTATGTCTCCGTCAATGTGCCCGGTTTCCCGCAGAAGCATTTTAAAATTTGATTCTATTGTGTCGCGGTATTCAGGGGGTATTTCTTCGAGGAACAATCCGTTTTGGTTCAGTATCCAGTCAATAGCACTTTGAACTGATACGAATTTGTCCCCGATAAGAAGCGTATGTACTTCTTTGCTTGTTGCCCACTGAGGTAGAAAACGGAGCTTTTTATCTTCAGGGGAAGGTTGTTCAGGCAGAATATCATCAAATATTTGAGCTTGCCGAATTCCCTTCGCTATTTCCGCGACCTCTCCGCGGTTCTTTGTGCCTTCGGATTTTTTGAACGATTTGATGTCGTCAAAGCTGTGATTCGGCTTGCCTTCTATACACGGTATAACCTTGCCGTCAAGAGCTACACTGTAGCGGAGTCCGCCTTCACGCGCATAAGACCGGTAGACCTGGACTTTTTCGCCGAAATACGCTTCGTCTTCCGTTACAAAGAAATGCCTGCCGTCTATTTGAATGCATCCGTACCTGTTGATTGTGCGTTTAATATGTGTTACGGTTGCATCCCTGAAATTCTGTTCAGTAAGGCGAATGATAGGTTTTCCCGAAACGCCTTCTCTCCATCTTGCGTAAGCTCCGCTCTCTTCGTTATACCGGTTTGCCCATGCCTGGTAAAAATATATGAGCTGGTTTATGTCTTTAATCAGCGCGGGATTTATGAGACATTCGTAAGAGCGTTTAAATCCGCTTATGCGTCCTTCAACAATGCCTTTCGCGCTTGGATTCCCGGCTGTATGTGTAACAACTTTTATACCGAGATTATTGCACATGTTGAGGATCAGCTTTGAACGGCCTATGCCTGAGCCTTTGTCGCAATACAGCGTTGTGATCTGGCCTTCGACAGGGCAATTTATAAAAGGCGCATCCCTGTCGAGAAGAGGAGATTCGAGGTTGAACTTAGGCAGCATACAGAATTTAATGAAATCATAGTAATCGTCTGCATTTTCTCCGCTTTTCCGCGAGTTCTTGCCTTTGGGCCTGCTCGCGAAAGGCATTACAAGGAAAGCTTTTGAATACATGTCTACCATGTAGTAGACCCATATCTTCATAAGCTGTTCACGCGCGAGAACATCGTCGAGATGCTTGTCTCCCTGCGGCAGGTCGTACCGTTTTATCTTCATATCGAGAGTTAAATAATAATTATCTATTGGCGTTGCATCAACTGCCACGACATGGAAGGGATATTCAGCGGTAAGCTCATGAGCGAAAGGCCTGTTCCTGTGATGCTTTGCGTTTACGCGGTATTTTGCCATGAGTCTGTCTGCGCTTGATCTTTCATATTTATTTTCAGGTATGTAGCCCATAAGTTCTGCCATGCGAATTGCCCTTGCTGTAGGTATTGGCTTTTTATCCGGGCCCTGCATGGTTTTAACTGCAGATATTATGAGAATATCTTTTTTTTGCTGCGCAGCTTCTATGTCGTTCTTGCGGCTTTTACGTGCCTGTTTCGCGTTTGCAATGTCAAAAGACGATTTGCCCTGGAGAATTTTATTGCGTATGTTATATACAGTTGGTTTTGATGCTCCGGTCATATTCATGAACCACTGCACGACTTTGCCTTTGTCTTTTTTCCTTTCAGCTTCCGAAAGACGCATAGCAAATTCGATTATTATGTATTCGTCGAAAACTTTTCCTTTTGCCATATTATTCCCCCGGAAGAATGCTGACGCTTTCATTCGCGTTCGCGAGCTGCATAAAGAACGCGTCTTCCACCCTGTGTATTCCGGCTTTAACGGCTGCGACAGTGTATGTGAGTTTGCTGGTGAGTTCAGCGTCCATTAAATCCTGTGGAATATTGCTGATGTCGCCGAGCAGTCCGGAGATATGTGAGAACGCTTCCTCTATTAAAGCCAGAGCTTCTTTTTTCTGGGTTATGAATATTGCTTTTGCGGGGTCTATGCCTTTGTCGGATACGATTTTATTCAGGGCATTTTTAAGCTTTTCAATTTCCGTGTCTTTTTGGGTTGTCTGATCCCGGAGGCCTTCGAGCAATGCTTCTTTGCCGTCTATGATGTCCTCCATGTCAGCTATCTTTTTTTCGTACTTGCGTTTCTCCAGTTCCCTCGCTTTTTTTATAACTTTGTCAGCTTCTGAATCCGGATCGTTTGCAAACGCGAGAAGTTCATCATCACGGGAAATTTCAAGAAGTAGTTTCATTGGAGTTTTTGTAAATTTTTTGAGTGCTTTATCGCTAAAGGAATCTGCAATTTGAAGATGCCTTTCAGCATGTCTTGGCGACATGGGAAGATATTCAGACATATACTCTTTCATTGATTTGCATCTAAAGAGGTATAGCTTTTCATCCCGAATGGATTTTAAAGCTAATGCGATCTGAACGCATCCGAAAGCGATTTGCTGTTCAAAGAACAGAAGCTGCTTTTCCATTTCTGCCGCGTTAAATACCTCGCCTGTTTCTTCATCCACAATCTCTGCTGCCATTATTTCATTCTTCTTCATATTTATTTTTATCTCCTTTTTTTGTAGGTTTGGAATTTTTGTGAATCATTATGTCTTTGTCAATCTCCTGCTTTACATACCACTTTGCCCCGTAAAGCTGGTTGACCGTTTCAAGTGGAAGACTGTATGTGCTGTATTTTTTTTCGAGAAGGCCCAGCCCTGTCATTTCGGCAAGCACACGGTTCATTGTGCGTATGTTCGCGTTTGTCATGATCGTAAGCTCGTTTGCCGTCCACCTGGCCGGGTATTTCTGCATTACAAGCCTTGCCACTTCTATAACAAGATGCGTTTTAGTTTTCTTGATCATCAATGAACCTCCCTGCTTTTAATATTGGAGTATCTGTAATCTTTCATATAAACTGCCAGATAAGCCGAATACAGGGGAGGCACATATCCCATTTCTTCAACAACTCTCGCGCAGCAGCTTTTGAAATGCAGCTCTTCTGAGAGCGCGGGTTTGAACCCGCACTCTTTTTTGAATTTTTTGTATTCGATTTTAACCAGGCATTTTGTACGCAATCTCGCGAGCGCGCTTAAAAATAATGATTGACGTTTTAGTCTCATTCGCTACGCTCCGGGTAGGAATTGTCTTTGAAACGTGATGGGCAGTTCCCGGAAGAGGCAATCCAGTTTGCCTCTTCCTTTTTTATTTCAGAGGCCCTGAATTTTTTTACGAGGCTGTCCAGATAGTTTTGCGATATTTCCCCGTTTAAAGCGTATGCTGCCGAGAGTTCATTCATTATTCGCTCTTTTTGGTCATGCGGCATTGTGAAACCGGACTGCTTTTCAATCCAACAGATAAGCTCTTCTTCTCTTTTCTGATGTTTGATTTTTTTAAACATAGTCTTTCTCCTTTTTGGTTTTGTTATGTTTTTCCACTCCGCGTATGAGCGCGTTCATTATTTTTACATCCGGCATTTCGCTTGCCTTGTAAACGCCCGTGCTCATCAAGAGATCCATCGCGGCTTCTGTGCTGATGCCGTTTTTGTCCTTCAGCTCTTTTATCTGCTTGATCAAATCCATGCTTACTATTATCATTTTACACTCCTTGACTTTTTTTAACAAACAAGCCTTGGCTCTTTAGGCCAGCTCTTCAAAAGCGGCCACAGCGTCAACAACTGATTGTCGGTCAGGCCGAGATCGGACTGGATAGCTGCGATTACGTAGATCAGGCACTCCCTCCCGGAGATTGCCCCGTTTAATCTGTTGTAACCTATCCCAATATTTTCCGCTGCTTCGGTTAAACTGCCATGCTTTTTGATAAGCGCGGCCCGCAGGGTTTGCCTGCTTGTCACGTGAATGTCGTTCCATTCGAATTTTTTTCTGGCATCTGCCAGAACCAGTGTTTGATTCAATTTAAACCTCCTTTAGTTAATTAGTTTTATAGCTGCTCCTTTCTTACAATAAGCAGTTCAATGTTAAAAAGAATGATGGAAAGATCGCCATCCCAGTGGGATTCAATAGCGAAAAAAAAGAAGCACCTGATTGGATTGATGATGCTAAAGAACCATTTTTTGAAAGGTCTGTCTGGGCTTTCATAAAGGTAATACCTCCTTAAATTTTTATGTTGCAATTATGGATACAGTGTATTAAGGTTGTACCTGTAACTGTCGCTAAATGGACAGTTAGAGACATAATCCTGTGCATCCATTTTACCGCCATTGGTGGTGGTGGTGTTAATTAACCGAACTGTGGACGGTAAAAAACCACCACCACCACCACCACAATAATATAAGTATACTTATTTTGTCAAATAAAAAATAAGATAACTTATATTTTATTCCTGAAGAGGTCATTTGAGAGATAGAATTTTACATATAATTAAGTTTACTAATACTACTCAGAAAGAATTTGCAGAGAGAATTGGCATAACTCAAAGTGCTATCTCTCAATTTCTGAAGGGGCAGTCAAAAGGATTGAAATCAGATACCTTACTATCAATAATAAAGGAATTTGGCATCAATCCCACCTGGCTCTTAACCGGTGAAGGCGAGATGTTTACAACTTCACATCGGGGAATTGAAAGGGAAGAAAAGTCTCAGGAGAAAAATTCAGAGGTTATAAATGGAACTGAAGTTGAAAATAAAAGCAATGGATTAAAGACGATAAAAGGCGGGGAAAAATCCCCGGCCCCGGAAGATGTTACGCGCGAAAATATTCACCTGACAAAACTTTTTAATTCGCTTTCAAAAAAGAAACAAATAGCATTTTTGCTGATTCTTGAAATTCAGGATGAAAAATTTTTTGAAGAAGCTATCGGGTATTTAAGCTATAAGCTTGACCAAGAAAAGAAAGCAAGAGATGGCGAGAGACAGATTATTTCTCAAAAGGGGGAAGCTGGTTAGAATAATTTATAAAATCCCGTCTATTATCGACATCGGTTTTATCCAAAACAATATTGATGACATAAAAGAGAGAGTAATTTGCAGACTTTAAAAGTCAGGGGGAACATAACTGACGCTGAATTTGAAGCGAAGAAAAAATAACTACCTGGTTATTTTAATCAAATTATTTTTTGTGGGAGGAAGAATAAGTAGAAACATAATGAGGATCATATATATGTGCCACTTGTTGGAGAAATTGCGGCAGGCAGCCCCATTTTTGCTGAACAGAATGTTGAGAAGGTGATTTGTTTTCCTGCCTCATTTCTTTCGCGATCTTCAATCTCAATTTTAATTTTATACGGGATTAGGTATTTAACCGGAACGCGGATATAACTTTTCGGCGGTTCTCATGATTTGATGAATTCGCCTTTTCCAATGTTTACGAATATTTCATCCATTTGCAGCCTCTTCTTTTTCGAGTTTGATTTGTATCTTTTGAACTTTTTTGAACGCCCTAACGAGTTGATCAATGTTCTTATATGGCATTTTCTTTTCAATAGCCCTCAATTGGTGTTTAATAAATAATTCTGTATTTCATATTCATTCAATTTAACTCTTATCGGTTCATATACCACTTGCTGATTTTTTTAGTTAGCCTTTTATTAGGCTTATGAAAACAATCAAAGTATTTCTTGCTGGGCTCCTGATCGGCATTGCTGCCGGGTCTGCATCGATATATTTTCTGCTGAATCAAAAGCCGGACACACAAGCCGAAGTCCAGACCAGGCGGATAAGCGGAGAAAAGATTGTCCACGGCAAATTTGATTTTTCCGGAAACAGCATAACCTTTAAAACCGTATCCGAAGGCAAAGGAGAGATTGAAACCGAAATACCTAAACAGCTTGTGCCGGAAGCCACGAACTGGATGAACAGGGTACATTCAGTTGCGGTCTCTTACGGGTACAAATTTGACGGAAGCGGAACTGATCCATATTTCGGAGTGATGTACAATTACAGGCTCTCCCGCGTCACATTCGGAGGGGGCATAGACTTTTCAAATGATTTTATTGGAGTAAAAGCGGCCGCGGGGATCGTCTGGTAAAATAATTGACAAAAATATTATGTCGTATATATTGTATGCCCTATGATAGACACATCAAAATACAACGATGATGAGCTTGTCACACTCCGCGAGGCCGCGGCAATACTCAAGGTCTCTGAAAGCACTGTCAGGCGTTACAGGGACGACGGCAAAATACCTTACTTCAAATATTCGACGAGAAAGATTCAGTATCTTGTAAAAGACCTGCGCGATTTCATAAGCAAATCATACATTACCCGCTGCGATTATCTAGAATAATTGTTCCATTTTTATTCACTTACAGTCTTTAGCAGTCAGTTGTCTCTTGCATAATTCTTTCCCATTCAATATCTTTCACCTATATTAAAGCTCTGTATTAACTAAACAAAAGGAGAATAAACGTGGAAGGTATAATTTCAAGCATTGCGGTGGCTGTGATCACACTGCTCGTAGGATGGATATTAAAAAGCTATCTCAACAGGGCAATAACCCAGAATAAGGATCAATATAATGAACTGCTGAAGGATTATAAAGAATCTATGATCAGGGATCAGGCGGAAACATTTGAAGTCCTGAAAGACATAAACCTTAACGTCAAAAATCTTATCTGCGAAATCACGTCTCTTAAAATTGAGCTGGTTGAAAAGTACGTAACAAAAATGGAGCTCGATAAATTCAAGAAAGATAATATTGATGCCCATAAAGAGCTGCGCGGCGAGATACGCGATCTGGAAAAAAGGAGTGCGTAATGCCAAAGCCCGAAATTGATAAATTCGTTGAAGATATGACCGCGCAAAGAAAAAAGGACATGGATCAACCGGCTACCGTAGGCGATGTCAAAAGCAGCGAAGCTAAAATGATGACTGCCACATACAAGCATCTTGAAATATTTAAAAACGATATCTCCAGAAATGAAAAAGAGCTTGCGGACACATTGCTCGGCGAAGTGCGGATCATAAGCGAGGTTCTTGAAGGATATTTCACGCAGGCAAACGAGAACATAAACAGAACGAATGCGTCTCTGGAAAGAATTGAAAAGCAAATCAAAGAACACGGTTCGGAGCATGTAAAAATAAGAAATGATTTCAAGGCAATCAAGGCGCAAGTTGAAAGTCTGGGAATAATAAAGCATTAGGAGGGGTAATGGCATATTCCGATTCGATTAAAATAAAGGCATACGCGCTTGTTATTCAGGGAACAACGTATGAAGAAACCGCGAGGGTAATATCAAGAGAGTTCGGCGTTAAGATCACTCCTAATACCATAAAGAACTGGGCTGAAAAAAAAGATGTTCACGGCAGGTCGTGGCTGGATTACAGGAATGAAACCCGCGCTGTTGCCATGCAGACAGTCGAGGCCCGTGAGAAAAACCGCATACTGACTATCCGCGATAAAGCTGAAATACTTACAGAAAAAATCTATGACCAGCTAACCGGCAAAGCAGCTCCCAAAATTTCAAGCATGGACGGCGGGAGTTATGCTTTCAAGTCTTTATCCGAATTCATGCTCAAACTCGACCAAAAATCCCAGGAGAATGTCAGCATTGTCATGGTTGTGCAGTTGATGCTTGAGATATTCGCCAAAGTTCCGGATGTCAAAAAAGCCATTCAGAAACACTGGCAGAAAATTGAAAAGGAAATCAGCGTAAGAATTCTTCATGAGAACCCTGACGACGTAGACGCCAAAAAAATGATCGGGGATTAGCATGATGGATATGCATAAGAAAGAGATACTCGATGTTATTCTCGAAGAGGGTTTAAAAAAATTCTCGGCTATAAAACCGGAGGACAGGAAGCTCTACGGAAAGAATTTCGGCAGCAGCGAACTTCTCGCGTTCGCGCGTTACATTGACCCTAATTTTGTATCTCCAACACATATCAGGCTAATCGCAAACAAGCTCGAAGCCGTGGAAATAGGAGAGATCAAAAGGCTAATAATCTCAGTCCCTCCCCGTTTCGGGAAATCGTATCTGACCTCGCAGATGTTCCTTGCCTGGCTTCTCGGCCGCAACCCAAGGCGCGAAGTAATACTCGCGAGCTACAACGACAGCAAGGCTGAGGAATACACGCGCTGGGCAAGGGATACTTGCAAATGCAATCTGTTCAGGAATGTCTTTCCCGGTCTGGAAATGAACGAAAGCAGGCAGGCAGCCGGCGAATGGTACACAACCCAGGGCGGAAAGGTGCTCGCGGCGGGAATGAAAGGCGGTGTAACGGGATACGGCGCGCATTACATGCTGATAGACGACCCTGTTAAGGACTTTGAACAGGCGACATCAAGCGTTATTCAGGAAAAAATCTGGAACAGGTACAGGGCCGACATACGCACAAGGCTTTATCCCGGAGCGGCCATAGTTCTGATCATGACGCGCTGGGTAACGGACGACCTTGCCGGAAGGCTCATATTACAGGAAGGGCTTGTTTCGGAAGGAGGCAAATGGGATATACTTTCTCTTCCGATCCTCGACGCGAAAGGAAAATCTCTCTGGCCAGAAGCATATTCCCTCGCGGAGATTCAGGACATACGCGAATCCGTGGGCGAAAAAATATTCCAGGCATTATATCAGCAGACGCCGGTTGACCTTATTGACAGGATTTTCACAGACCCGGTATTCCGCGAGCCGGAAAAGGATATGCCGCGCATAGGCTATCTTGACCCTGCTTTCGGAGGCAGTGACTTCTGCGCCCTTACCTCCGGAGGAACAAACGGCGAAGACGGCAAAACCGCGAACGCGTACATAACCGGAGGTTACGTGTGGAAGAGCCAGATAGACAAAACATATAACACGATTGAGAGAATATACAAACAGGAGCGTTTGCGCAAGCTGTGGATAGAGTCCAACCAGGCGCAGCGCATAATGAAATACGAGCTTGAAAAACGGGGCCTTAACATAGGCCTTGTCAACAGCGTTAAAGACAAGCATTTCAGAATAATCAATTACGCTAAGCAGAACTGGGAACGCATTTTCTTTTCAAGAAAGGTCACCCCGGAATATATGAAACAGCTTTTAAGCTATACTGAACTTTCAAAGGATAAGGATGCCGCTGACTCGCTCGCCGGGCTTATTCAGGAACTCGGCATAGGCCGGACGCCTCTGTCAAGCCGTTACAGCGGACTCGCAAATTTTTTCAGGAGACTTTAAGATGTCAAAAAACAGGCCAAAACCGGTAAAAGAGACAACCCCTCTTGACGCGCGTTACGACTCAATGAGTTCCGCAACAACAGGACGCGGCACGTCAAAAGATAAACTTGAAAGATTATCGCCGAACGCGAAATCGTTCCATTCCATGACCATGCGGCAGTGGTATCAGTCAAACGGATTTATTGAGAACATTGTAGACGGCCCGGCGGAAGACGCGGTGCGCGAATGGATCACTATAAAGACAAACCGCGACAATGACGATGAGGAAACAGGACTTCCCGGCCTCGGAATCAACCGCCTTATCATGAACAGGCTGGATGAGCTCGCAATGCGCGACAAGATATATAATCTTGTGAGATATTCAAGAATGTACGCTGAGGGTGGTTTCCTGTACTGCGGCATTATATCCGACAAGCCGCAGGTTTATTCAGAACTCGCGAATCCCATGCCCGCAATAAAGAAAATAGATTTTATCAATGTATTCGGGCCGGATTACGTATCGATCATGAACAGCGTAACGAACCCGCTTTCAAGATATTATGACAAGCGTAAGTATTACATTTCAGGTATAGAAGTCCACAACAGCAGGATGTGGCATCTTGTGCGCAAATACCTCCCGGAGGAAAGAAAAGGCATTTCGTTGATTTCTACGATACTCGATCCTGTTATCGCGCAGGATACTGCCCTGTGGAGCGTTTCCACTCTGGTATATGAAATGTCAATCTGGATATTCAAATCGCCGGACATGAAAACCATGCCTCCAGAGAAGCTCGCGGAAACTCTCGCGAACATGAAGGCACTCATATCAACGCAGAGCTGCATGGGCATTGCCGAAGATGAAGAGCTGCAGAGAATATCCGGCACCGAGGCGGGCAAAGGACTCTTTAAGGAAATGTTTGACTTTATTATGGAGAACCTCGCAGGTATGGCACACATGCCCAAATCCCGGCTTATGGGACAGAGCCAGGGAGTGATAACATCCGGGCAGTTTGACCTGCGCGGATATTACGAGAGCGTTGCCAAATCGCAGGAAAAGGATATAAGGCCTATTCTTGACTGGATCATCGGACTCGTTATACGCGAACAGGATGGCGAGATCAGCAAATTGCTTTATGGAGACGCAACAGCCCTTGACTGGGAGATCGAGTTTAATCCGCTCTGGACCGAAGACAGCAAGGAAAAAGCGGACAGGGAATTAAAAGAAGCCCAGAGAGACCAGATATATATCACAACCGGCGTTCTATCTCCTTCGGAAGTTAAGCAGATGCGTTTTACGAAGCTTGAAGAGTTTGACGAATGGGAGAATGCCCCGATTAATTTCAAAACACCGGAAATTCAGGAACCTGATGAAACCGGGGAAAATGAAGCGGGAAAGGAAAAAAATGAGAAAGAACCTGACGCTTTAAAACAGGCTTTTTAAGGGGTTATTATGTCGTTTAACATAAATGTCCGCTTTTACGATTTGGAAGCGTTTGGAAGCCCTTTCCTCGCATATACAAAGGGATCAAGAAGAAGTCGCGGAGTATGCTACATAATAGGGCAGGCAATTATCTAATGTACCCTCTTGCTCTCGAAAAACAGTACCAGAAATTCTTTGTTTCCGAATTTCAGACTCTCGCGAAATCCTTTACTTCCGGTATAATAAAAAAACTTAAAAGCGAGATCAAAGCGGACAGCGACAGCGGCGTCAGGGCGTTCTTTGACCCAGATAATGCTGTTTATTGCGGATCTGCGCTCCGAATACGGGAATAAGATCAATTCAAAGGTCCTTGCCGGGAAGATCGAAAAAAACTACAGGCAGATCGATGCATGGTCGCGCGATAAAACGAATGAGGGAATCGCGAAACTGTACGCAAGGCTATCTACCCCGCAGCCGTCATCCGTTACAGGCAGGCCCGCCCCGAAAAATCAAAGTGGGGAACTGTGGCTCAAGACAGTAAATCTGCGCAATAATTTCAACGAAGATATTCTGAACAGCGCGGTCAAAAAAAACATAGATTTAATAAACGAGGCGTACAAAGAACACTTTGACGATATGACTGCCATTGTTAAAAAAGGCATTCTGGGCGGGAAAGGCAGCAATGCTATTGCCGAAGAACTCCGCAGGGAAACAGGTGTGAATGAATCAAAGGCTAAATTCTGGGCGCGCGACCAGGTAAGCAAGTTTTTTGGAAAGACCACAAAGCTTCGCCAGAAGTCCGCAGGCATACCGGGTTATATCTGGAGATGCGTCGGCGGAACAAAGACGAGGGATTCGCATCTCGCGCTTGAAGGGACATATCACTCGTGGGACAATCCTCCGATGATCCAGAGCGGAAAAATCCTCCGGCCCCTTCATCCCGGAGAGGATTATAACTGCCGGTGCTGGCCTGAACCTGCGCTGGGGCATGAAATGGCGGAAAAGGAATACGCAAGCCCTAACGTAAATGACTTTTATTTTGAAAACATAAGGCCGGGCATACTGCCCGGGAAGTGGAGCGGTAAGGAAGGCATACGTTCGCGCATGGTCATTGACATAAATAATCCGAAACTTGGTCAGACTGTGGAATCTGCAATTAGCGAGATAGAAAGGACGTTTAACATCAATCCCGCAATAATCAAAAAGGCAGTGACAGTAACCGAGATTCCGGCAGGGAGCGCGCAAAGCGGGGCATTCGGAATTTTCTCCCCCCGCGGTAACACGATAATGCTTAATCCGGAAAACGATTATCTGGTTTCAACATTCATACATGAGTTCGGGCACTGGATGGACGCAAGGCTGTTAAAAGATTCCGCGGAAAAAACAAATTTACTGAACACTATCAAAGATACAAAACAGTTTAGACTTTTAAAGAAATTGTCCGCTTCAAAATCCCTGACAAAAAATCAGAGAAACGCGTTAAAATATATAACAAGCGATGAAGAAATATTCGCGAGGTCTTTTGAACAATACATGATTGAATACAAGTCTTCGGATGCAGCGTTAAAGGATTTAATGAGAACAAAGAAAGATAAATTTAAATTTAATTATTGGCTTGACGAAGACATTAAAAAGGTCTATATTTTTTATGACAGATTGTTTAAGAAAGAGGGGTTTCTTATATGACAGATGAAGATAAAATAAAATTCGATCAGTACGCGGAGATATGGCTGAAGGTAGTCGGGAAGGAACTATCCGACGAAGAGGCAATATCCGAGTTTAGCCAGAAGCTTGGGTATGACCGACAAAGTGCTGAAGGGATTATCCGCGGTATTCACAGCGATATGATCAAAGCCAAAAACAGCCTGTTGTAACAAAGCAATTAATATACAGCCTTCCTAGAAGCGGGTTCTTGCCCCGCTTTTTTTATTTCTCCGCAAAAAAACATGATTCTCTTTAAACCAGTTTAATCCAGTTTCACTCTTTTATCCTCACTTGAATCTTGCGTTTTTTCCTCCCGGCGTTTACTTTCTCATCAATGACTATTAAAGAAAAAAACAAAATTAAAGAATTAAGATATGACCGCGGCAATATTGAGATTACCGGGCGCGGAGACGGATTTCTCCGTGCCCGGCTCTCAATAGCCAGGCCCGGTGTTTTCCCATATCTCACTCCATCTGGTGATATCCGCATGGAGGCAAAACTGCCTGAGGATATTTTCAGCGAGATGACAATCAATTCAGCGAAAGGCGCGCCTGTCACAGATGGGCATCCTCCTTTTGAGGACAATGAAGGCCTTGTAAGCACTGCAAACTGGCAAAAGTACGTAAAAGGAGCTCTCGGAGACTCAGTAAGCATCGATAACGACATGCTGAATATGACAGAGACCATATTCGATTCCGGGCTTATAGCAGACCTTAAAGCGGGAAAGAAGCTGGAAATCAGCATGGGGCTTGAAACCATTGTCGATTACACTCCGGGGGAATGGAACGGCGAGAGATATGACGCAAGGCAGACTAACATACGCGTCAACCATGTTGCGCATGTGGAAAAAGGCCGCGCCGGGGAAAGCATAAGATCGTATCTTGATTCTGCTGATACAAAAGTGGCAGTAATGCATGAAGTTAAAAAAACTATAAGGAGAGACTCAAAGATGGACATACTTGAAGCTATTAAAAAATTCCTGATTTCTCTGGGTGTTAAATTCGGAGAACCGGGGGGTTATGAAAACGGAACCGAACCTGTAAAAGGAGGAACAAAACAGGCGCAGGCTGCGGATGAAGGAAATAATAAGAATTCAGCGGAGGTCGTTGAATTAAAGAAACGATTGACTGAGTCTCAGGCAAAGATTGACGCGCTTGAAGCACTGACAAGCAAACAGAAAGAAAGATCAGCGCGCGGGGATGAAAACGCAAAGCTCAACGACGCAGTCAATAAAAGGCTCATGCTGATCGATACGGCAAAGTCGGTTATACCTGACTTCAAACACGACGGACTCACGGATAGGGACATTATGCTGAAGGTCATAGAAACTACCCTGCCTTACGATAAATCAGTCAAAACCGATGAGCTTGACGAAGTTTTTATCCAGGCAAGATTCGACGCGGCTTTATCTCTGGCTAAGGAAAAAGCCAACATCACAGGCGAGACAGTTTCTACCGGCCGCGTTGACGAAGCCGAGATAGAAAAGAAAAAGAATAAAAGATTAAAAATGATGGAGGAGTAACATGAGCATACCTGAAGGTGGATTATATAACGACGAAGCAAGAAACGCAGGCGAGATAGCGGAGCATTTGCCTGATGAATATATCCAGAGCTTTGCAGCGGAAGGCGACATTCAGTTCGGCGACGCGGTTGTGCGCGGAACAGACCCTGCGGGCGTAGAGACAATCTCGGCTGCAACGGATGAACTACTCGGAGTGGCTGCAAAGTCATTCGATGCATCGAATTTCGACGAGGAACAGTACAATGAAGGCGACCCGGTCGGAGTTGTACGCAAGGGCATTGTTGTTGTTAAAGTTGAAGATGCCGTAAAGCCGGGAGACCCGGTCAGGGTAAGGCATACTGCGGATACGGATAAGCCTGCAGGCGTGTTCCTGACAGGAGCAGTTGCTGGAAAAACTGCGGCTGTATCAAATGCCGAATTCAGAAGCACCACAACCGGCGCAGGATACGCGGTTTTATGGGTACAGGGCCCGCTTAAAATAACAGCGGATGTCGAATAGAATCGTATAGAATTTAATATAAGGGGATAAGACATGACAATAAGACAGGATGCATTTTTACTAAGAAAAGAAGATCTACTCGCTATAGAAAACGAACTGTACGAGGTCAAAAAAGAGGAACTTGTCGCGAGGCAGTTCTTGAACATCAACAATAACTTTCCGGCATACGCGCAGGAAATAGGTTATGACTGGTATGACATGGCAGGTTCAGCGAAGATTCTCGCCGCCGGGGCCTCCGCAAATGATGTGCCTTTTGTGGGCGAGAAAGGCGGGCGCGAGACCATGAAGGTTTACACCATAGCAACAGGCATAAAATACGAGAAAGCAGAAAGGCTGGCACTGCAGGCGAAGGCTGCGCTCGGCAAAGGCCCTTCGGTCAGCCTTGACACCGTGAGGGTTGGAACTGCAAGGCGTTTTGTAGCCGAAACGGAAAACAGGCTCGTTTTTGTCGGGGATACAAAGCACAAAATTCCGGGACTGCTTAACAAGACAGGAATTACTATAGAAAACGCAGCGCTCGGCGCAACCGGAAGCACGGACGCGGAAAAAAGACTGTGGGAGAAAAAAACCCCCAAGGAAAAACTCAAAGACCTTTTAAGAGGAAAATCAACGGTTGAGAAAGGAAATCTTTTCAAAGCCAGGGTTCTTCTGCTCGATTCAGATCGTTTCAACAGCCTGCTTGAGCCGTATTCGGATCAGTCCCCGATGACTGTTCTGAAATGGCTTCAGAGCGAAGGCGCATTTTTCGAGAAGATCATAGTGTCAAACCATATGTCCGCCGCATATAACGGAATAACAGGCAACGTGAATGCTTTCTGCATACTTGACAATGATCCGAGAGTAGTTCAGCTCGCAGTACCGCAGGATATGGAGCTTGGAGAACCGGTATACGACATACTCGGCACATCGGAGCAGGCTGTTACGGAACGCACCGCAGGCTGCATAATAAGGCATCCATCCGGTATATACGTAGCCAAAGGGATTTAAAAATGGCTGAATCTACGGTTGCCTCCTTAAGAGAACTTCTGGGCGGGGTGCCTGAGTTATCAGATGCCCGGCTCCAGAAAGTCCTTATTTCCGCAGCGCGGAAAGTAAAGGCTGACGGTGTGGATTCAGCTCACGAAACATTCGCAGACCTGCAGGAGTATTATGCTGCATGGATTTTAGAAAGTACAGGCGAGGTTAAATGCCCGCTTGCTTCAAAAGCGATAGCTGATGTGAGTGAGAGTTACGCAAACAGCAAAGACGGAGGCTGGCTGAATCTTTATATAAGGGAACTAAGAACGATCACAGGGAGAAGAGGATTTATCGTATGAGAAGAATATCCGGTTTCACAAGCATAGTATGCATTACACTGCTGCTCTTTGCAGTTTTCCCGGGGGTGTCATTTATGCCGTCAAAAGTCAAATACACAGAGATATCAAGCATTGAAGCCGAACTGGAAAAGCTGGCGGGCAAGAAAATTATAGTGGGTGTTGTTGCTGATGAAGGCTCACTACTCGCTATATATGCCGCAGCCAATGAGTTTGGAGCAGAGATAAAGCCTAAAAACGGGAAATACCTGGCAATACCATTACAGCCTGAGTTTAAAGGGAAGAGCCCTTCAGATTTTACTGACGGGATGTTTGATTTTGTGCCCGGCAAAGATTTTAAAACAGCTAAACTTGTGATGAATAATGTTCCGTGCTTTTTACTCGTTCAAAAAGTAACCATACCTGAGAGGGCATTTATAAGAACAGCCCTGGACAAACGGGAAACGCAGGAAAAGGCAATTACCCTGGCACGGGCTGCCCTTGAAAGAATTCTCGGCGGAGGCGGAAGGGCCGAGGATATATGCAATGCCATAGGGCAGTCAATTGTATCGAGCATAAAGATTAATATTGCATCAATATACAGGCCTCCGAACTCATCTCTTACTCAAAGGCTTAAAAGAGAGGAGAAAACCCTTATTGATGAGGGTGACCTGCTTAAATCAATCAATTATACGGTTGAAGGGTAAAGATGAGAGCATTTGCCGGGGAATACAGGGCTGTAAAGGTCCATGTGCTTGTTAAAGGGGGCATTGTTGATGGTGAGAAAATCGATGATTCGTTTCAGTCACCGGTTGATGAGAAGATGGTTCCCCGACCAGTGACACTCACCCAGGAAAAACGCCTGCCGGAGGGGAAATATTCAGCCGGAGACATGAAGTTTTATGCTTTAAGTACACTTAAGTACAAAAGCGGGGATGTCATTGAATATGCAGGGATAAAATACCGCATTGGTGATTTCTGGATAAGGCCTGAAGGGGGTTTTGTATCATATATGGGTAAGAGGATATATGACCAGGCTTGAGAAAATAAAGGCATTAATCAAAGCCCTTTCTGTTCACCTGAACATCGGATTTATCCGGAGCGAGCAGACTTTAGACAGGCCGGGATATCCTTTTATGTCTTATAAAATTTTATCAAGCGAACCCGAACCGGCACAATGCATTATTGATGAATATGAGCCTGTTCCCGGCGATGATACAGTACTACAAAAGACCTCGACCAGGGAATCTGACCTGGTTGTTTCGTTAAACTTCATCGGAGGAGAGAAAGATTATGCAAACATCTTGGCATTTGCTGAAGAGGCTCATGACTGGATAGATTCTATCCCCGGCCTTGAAGCGTCTGATGAAATAGGGATAGGAGTATCAGTACAAAGCCCTATTCAGGACAGAACTGTTTACCTTGAGACTGAGTATGAACACAAGTTCGGTTTTGATTTCAGGGTCAGGGACAGGAAGAGTACAACTGAGGCTGTGGACGCGGTGGATCTCGCTGCGACCATTGCCGGTATGACTGAAATATAACGGAGGATTAACTATGGCAGATTTAAATGACATTGTAATAAATATAACCATGCTCACAAAGGCGCTCAGCGTCAAGGGTTTCGGGCTACCCTTATTCTGGGGTCAAAAAGCTGACGGAAATGCTCTTCAGGGTGTTTATGGAGAATATGCATCTCTGACTGACATGACAGAGGCTGGATTTGAAATAACTGACTCTGAATACAAATTGGCAGCGCAGATGTTTGCGCAGTCTCCCTGTCCGGAGACAGTTGCTGTTTTTTGCCGGGACCCTGAAACGACCATTAGCGATGCCCTGACAACTCTTATTACCAGCCATAATGACTGGTATGTGCTTCTCATCACAGAAAGGGACGCGGCGAGCCTTGAACTTGCCGGTGATTTTGCCCTGTCAAACGAAAAGATGTTTTTCGGATGCAGCGCATCAATTGCAACTCTCACTGACAGGAATAACAACAGGGAGGCTTATCTTATCCACGACAAGGCAACGGAATACCCGGAAGCGGCGTGGGTTGGGATGTGTCTCCCTAAAGATATAGGCTCCATTACATGGAAATGGAAGGCACCTACTGGTGTTTCCGCTGCGGGTTTCAGCACAACTGAACTTAACCAGATAAGAACCGGTAAAGGCCAGACATTCACAAAAAGGTCAGGGATTATTTATTCCAACGAAGGGATCACAACCGGCGGGGAATATATCGACAACATGATGGCCAGGGATTATGTGCAGGCCAGGCTTGGTGAAGCCCTTTTCAATCTACAGGTCAAGAATGACAAAGTACCCTTCGATAACAGCGGATTCGCGATGATTGAGTCAACGATGAGAGAAGTATTTAAGGACTGCGGGAAGAATGGCATAATTGCCAGGGTTACCATAGAAGATGATGCTGAATTATCTGATGAAGGTGAATACATGTACACAGTTACAGTACCAGAAAGGGCTGATATTTCAGCAACAGACAGGGCTGCAAGGACAATCCCGGGTATTAAGTTTTCTTTTACTGTAGCTGGAGCGGTCCATAAGATGACTGTTAACGGAACTATTGAAGTTTAAGGAGTAAAATATGAGCAGTGAATTATACGATCCGAAAAAAGTACAGCTTATAGTTAACGGGTTTACCATTACCGGTTTTGCTGATGGAGACAAGATTAAAATTGAGCCTGTTACCAAGGAGGACATTAAAAGCGTTGTTGGTGTTGATGGCGATGTGAGCATGGCAAAGGTCAATGATGACAGGCATACCATTACATTTACGCTTAAAGAGGAGTCCCCCAGCAACAAGATACTCGATGCCCTGAGAAAACTTCCCACGAGTTTTGCAGTAATGATAAAAAACAGCTCTGCGGGTAAGTATGTAGGGGGAGGAACAGGCTCCAGGGTATCTGAAAAGCCTGGTGTGACTTTTGGAGCGGAGTCTCCAAAGAGAGAGTGGAAGATACTTGTACCGAATTACTCAGGTCAGGCGTTGCCTGAATAAATAAAATATAATACCAGGAGAGAGGTATGAAAAAGAATCCAGTAATCCTATCATCAGAGCAGGATGGTAAAATTATAAACATCCAGTTTATTGATGGCAGGAAGTATAAGCTTCAGCATCCGGGTAACAGGACATATCTGGAATGGCAGCAGGAGACATTTGATCTGCAGGAGGGACTTGATACAATCAGCTTCCTGGACAAGGCATTTGAGCATTGCGTTATCCCGGATGGTCATGATTTCAAGCCCACTATTGATAATGTAGAACCTGCGGAACTGGAGGTGTGGCAGAAATTACTGCGCCGGTTTTTGCGCGGGGATATTGATGTGCCCACAGGCACGCAGGAAAAAGGACTCAAAAAAGTATCTGCTTCAGATAAGTAGTGAAATTGAGAAGAACTGGCACTACTGGAGGCCTATCGCGCAGGGACTTGTTAAAATTGACAAGGAAGATTATGACCGCGAGAGTCCTCTGTTTTTGATGAAACTTAATGCTGCAATGAATTACAGGGCAAAACTTGAGAAGGAAACCTTAGAGAAGGCAAAGCAGGAACAGGAGAATGAGCGGTAAACCATTAAGAATGCTTGGCATTGAGATCGACCTTTCCGGTAAAGAGGCAAAGGACGATCTCAATGCGTGGAACCGTGAAGTTCGCGAAGCCGTGGGACTTGCTGATGATTATGTTGACGGTGTTGATGATATGGCGCGTGAGATGCGCGATTACGCCAAACGAATCGGGCTTACAAAAGAACAGTTAAGTGAGCTCCAGAAAACATCTAAAAGAAACCGCGATATAGGTGATTTTGCTAAGAAGTACGGTCTTGAGGCTTCTGAGATAAAAAGAATTGGAGCTGAAGCTGCTGAAGCTAAAAAACAAGTTTCATCCTTAAATGGAGTGATGGGTGCTTTAGCAGCTATAGGTGTTGGTTCAGTTGTTAAAAGTATCGGCGTCGAGTTGGTTGATCTGGCTAAACAGGCTGAACGTACTGCCATTACATTCGAAGTAATGCTTAAGGATAAAAACAAAGCAAAAGAAGTTCTCAATATGCTGAAAGATTTCTCCGATGTTACCCCCTTCTCTGATACTGAAGCAATAATGGCAGGCAAACAGCTCATAAATGCAAAAGTACCACTTGACCAGCTCAAACAGACATTAACTGATATTGGAAACGTTGCGGCTGGTTCTGAAGTACCTTTTAATGAGCTTGCAGAAATTTACGCAAAAAATAAAATGTCTGGAGTTATCCAGCTCGAAGATATAAACCAGCTTGCCGGTAGAGGTCTCCCCATTATGGATGCCCTGGCTAAATCTATGGGGGTACAATCAACACAGATAAGGGCTCTTACATCATCCGGGGCTGTAAATTTCGGGCATCTACAAAAAGCTTTCCAGATAATGAGTAAAGATGATTATCCTGGGCTAATGGATAGGTTATCAATGAGCGCAGAGGGATTATCTTCAACTTTTGACAGTAAAGTAACAAGTATAAAAAGGACATTAGGTTCCGTTCTTTTAGAAGGGCTTAAACCACTATGGGCTGTCGGTATTCAATTCATTGATTGGCTACAAAATAATAAAACAGCAATGAATGTTGTTAAAGTAGGTTTCCTTGTACTAATTCCAATCATTGGGACATTGCTCGTCGCTGCTCTATGGTCAGCAGCAGCTGCGGCGTGGGGGTTAATAGTACCATTATTGCCAATTATTGCGATAGTAGCACTTGTTGGTGCAGCTATACTTGGATTGATTCTCATATTCGAAGATTTATATCAGTTTTTTACAGGGGGGGATTCAATCATCGGGGAATGGGTAAGTAGCATCAAAACAAAATTTGCTGAAGCATTGAATATAGTACAACAATGGAAAGACAATGTGATTGGTTTTTTTAAAACTATCCCTGATAAAATAATGGGTATATTAGCAAGTTTAAAGGATTTTTTAAAAGGGCTCCTGCCTGATTGGGCATTAAAGCTTCTTGCAAGTGTAAAAATATCCGGAGAAACAAAACAGATTCAGGCTCGAGCCGGTGGCGGTGACATTAATTCCGGTGACGAATACCTGGTAGGCGAAGATGGTCCTGAGCTTTTCAGGTCTGACCGTGCTGGTACAATTATCCCGAATCATGCCCTTGGGGGTGGCCGTAAAAGTACAAGCATAACACTGGCCCCGGTGTTTAATATCAGCGGTGTAACAGACCCTGAAACTGTGGCAAATCTCGCGATGAAAAAACTGGAAAACATGCTGCCGCTTATAGCAGCTGAACTTGGTTTCGGGTTAGGCTGATGGGGATTATATCTGATTTACTGAAAAGTGAAAAGCCGTGCATATTCTCAGAGGTTACGGGGACAACAGTAATTCTCGGTCCAGTGACATCTGAAGCAGAAAGCGGATCAATACAGATAACTGACAATGCAGTTGAAGACGGCACTGTTATAAGCGACCATATAAGCAAAGACCCGGAATCTGTTGATATTACAGTATTCTTAAGTGACCAGAATGACCTCACTGCAAAGGCCGCAAATGCAGCGAAGTCTGCCCTTGGTTTCACAGTTAATACACTTAAAGTTAGGGAGAAGATGGAGCTTCTCAGGCTCTGGAGAGATGAAGGCGAGATAGTAACATATTCAGGGCCTGTGGTTTCAGGACTCTTGACAGACGGCTATGATATAACAGCACAGAGCATGCTGATAACAAAGGTGGACACAGCGAGGAGCCAGGAGACAGGGAGCGGTATATCTGTGAACATCTCCCTCAGGAAAATTGTCATAGCTGAAGCTATGATGAAGAATTCGAAGCTCCCTACTGCGGCCAAGAAGATAACAAAAAAAGGAAGCACTACAACAAAAACTGAATCCACCACAGTAAAACCAACTTCAATTGCAAAAAGGATTTTCGGATGAGCGACGAAACAATTGCAATGACATACATTCAGCTTACTCATGATGAGCTCCCTGTACAGAGAATTCTTGAGATTGACGGGGTGAACTATACATTCAACTTCGGTTATAACTCGGTGGGTGACTTCTATACCTTCACCATACTCGATGAAGATGACACTCCGCTGTATGCATCCAAGCTGGCATATCTTGGCAACTCCATGCAGGGGGTTGTGCCTGGCTTATCTTTAAAAAAGAAAATCGTCACTCTGAATCTGCCGGACGCGCTGAGCGAAATCCCGGCGATAGAACGCGTAAGCAAAGATAATTTTGACACCATGAGGATATGCATAATATGAGCACTCCTCTGTTTAAAAGATATTGTGAAATGAACATTAACGGGAGGGTGCTGGCAGGCCCTCCTTTCAGGCTGGAGTTTGAAACGGACTTTTTGTTAAAT